TGAAGAGGCCCTCGAGGTTGGGTGGCTCGAGCCTACCTATCTCCGCTTCCATGCTGTTCGCCACCAGAAGAGTCTCCGGGCCCACACCTTCTGCCGGCACGTCCCAATCACCCTTCATCCACTTCAGTGGGGAGGCATTGGCGTCACTCGCACGAAGCTCGCGGAGCTGCTGGGCAACTTCAGCCTTCAAGAGCGGCAGGGCAGTCTGAAGCTCGCCGATAGGGAGCCCAGCCTGGTCCCTGTCGAAGATAGCGAACCGCGGCATCATCTGGTCAAGGAACTCGCGAGTGGGACGGTGACCGATGGTGGACGGACTCCGCTGATTACGCCATTCCCAAATAGTACCATACCTGGGATTATCCGGGTATGGCTCATAGATTCTCAAACGATACCGGTTACCGCTCGCTTCGCTGAGAGCCTGGAACCAAGCGACAGGGGCCCCACCAGCGTCATCCTCATGGTACAGCGGTTCGAGGTAACCCCCCAGTTTCTGCAGTCGAGGCTGCCCAAACTCTGGCTGGTATGCCCATACTCCCGCGATACCGACAGCACAGAGGCTCTTGAGAGCATCCCTAGCCATCATCTCGAGGTCGATCTCCTCGAGTCGACTATCGATGTCCCCCGGGTTCTTCCCGCCCCAGTTGACTGAACCGATGGCGCTGGTAACCTTGTGTTTGATGATACGGGGGCCCATCGACTGAACCTGCCGAATCAGCCTCTCCCACACCTTGCGAGCGGGGTCGTTGACCCTTGGGGCCAACTCCGTCTCTTCAAGGACCTGCTTACCATCCGCCCAGTCGAGGAGCGTCGCAGCAAGGGCGACCCGCTTCTCAACGTTACGCAGCTGCTCCCGTATCCACTCTGTCTCGAGGTTTATCAATGTCGTTCCCTCAAGCAATCATCTGCACCGCAGCGCGAGCTCGGTCGGTGGGAGGCTTAGCACGATGATACAGGGCGCGATGGAGAGCAGCGAGAGCGTCCACGATATCGTCGTGAGCGTCCTCATGCCCAGTGAAACTCGAGAGCTCAGACTCGAGCGCCGGGGCCCAAGGAGCGTTGCGAGGGATAAGGATCTCGCCACGATTCCAGGCGGTGGCAGCATCCACAGCGCGAGAGAGCTTATCGGTAGTCGCGGGGAAGGCATCGACCCGGATGCCCTCTCGCTTGAGCAAGAGCTCTAGACCGGTCTCCGTCGAGGAGCGGAACCAAGCGACGCGGTCGATCCCGCGAGCCTTCATCATGTTGATGTAGTGGCCGGGCTCTTGCTGGTCGCGGAGCATATCGGTGAGGTAGAGACGCGGGCCCTCGGGCGTGGTGTAGAGCCGCCCGGAGAGCGTGACAGAGAAGTCGGACGACGTCTTGCGAGTGTAGGCTGCGTCGAAGCCGTGAGCCTCGCGGTATGGCCCCGAGGGGAGCTCTGTGTAGTAAGTGCTCGGCCCGAAGACATAGTCACCCTTAGCGACGGGCCTGCACATGTACAGCGCAGACCAGTCGGCAGGCAGGAGGTTAGAACGCTGGCGCTCCAGCCACTCCAGGGGGCGATGTTCAGGCCACAAGGCTTCGCCCTTGTCGTTGATTGCGGGGAGCTCGATTATCTCCCATCCGCCCTGTTTCGCCAGACGTCCGATATGGTCGTCAAGATGCCAGCGAGTACCGATGATGATGATTGATGCACCGGGGTGAACTCGAGTGAAGGCCACAGAAGAGAGCCAGTCGAACGCCTTGTCGCGAATGATTTGTGAGTTGGCCTCTTCACGGTCCTTCAGCAGGTCGTCCACAAGCAGGATCCCATCGACCCCATAACCGGTGAACCCGCCACCACGGGACGTCCAATGGATCCCCCCACCCTCGGGTGTTATCCAGGAACTGACTGCTGCTCGAACAAGGTTGAGGTTGTGAGGTGCGGCGTAACGTTCAGCGATACGGCTCTGATTATCGGTGAACGACTGAGCATAAGAGACGTAAGCGTTACGCTTCCTCGGGTTTCTGAGGAGGTATCGGATAAGCCCATGCAGCGCTGCGAGCGACTTCCCGTGCTGAGGCGGGACGGAGATGAGCGCCCTTATCTCCTCCCCGCGCTCTGCCCTATCGAACAACGAAAGAAAGGGCGCGAGGTGGTGCGGGTTCTCTAAGCCCTCAGAGTGAGCGATGAACTCCCCAAGAGGAAGCTCACGAGCGCGACGCAAGCGGCGCCTACGGAGCAGCTCGGCGGCTGCCTCCTGCCTAGTTATCCTGGCCTGTAGCAATCTTTAGCAGTTCTTCGTCAGAAAGTTCGTCGATATCCTTAGTAACTTTCACTTCGTGCTTAGTAGTCCACCTGGCCTGCGTCTGCAGGTAGAATTTCTGCGCACGGAAGTCTCCCTGCCTTGCTTTGGAGAGTAAAGACTGCGCCACAGCACCGATGGCACGGGCTCTCCCCCTCTCATACGCGGCGCGGACCTCTTCTGACAAGAACATCCGCTCACGTAAGGTACGCTCATGGATCCCCAGGTAATCGGCGATCTGCTCGAGAGGAAGGTAGGCTGCAAGTTTCTCTAACTCGTGCAGTTGATCCTTGGTAAGCAGGACATTCTTCCTCTTCGCCCCACCGCGTTTCTCAGGAGGGACCCGACGATCCGTCTTGCGCGGTTTGCGCTTTCTTTGACGGATGCGCTGAACCCTCTCCTCGTCGAACTCGACGTAGATATCGTTGTTATCCTGAGTTGCCATTGAGATAGTTCCAGAGCTGCATCAAGTGCGGCCTAGCGATTAGGAACTGCACGCGAGTCGGTTCCTTCGCCCACAGGTAGTCCTGAAGAGCCCAGGCATCTGGGTCCCTGCGATAGACGTCCATCAGCCATCGCTCGACAAGCTCCCAGCGATACTCCCGGCCACGGATGCGGATAACATAGGTGTTACGGTCGTCAAACTTCCTCTTGTCCGGAGGAGACGGGTTGTGGGAGTGGAACACAGGGCCAATCCTGTAGACCCGAGACCGCAGAGCTTCACCGACCGATAGAGCTATATCGCCGCCTCGGTGTCGACGGTGCCGTCCACTCCAAGGTGAACTTCTGCCGTCTCGAAGCGTTGTCCGCAGCTTTGACAACGGTATGACCGCTTTATCCACTGACCTATCTCCGGATGGCGCAAGAAGAACTTACGCTTAGGTCGCGTGTTGAGAGATCCACACCACGGGCAGCCCACTCGTCGATAAATCGAAGAGGCCAAACGTGGCATGATACCCCGATTATACCACCCTTGCTATAGGTTGTAAAACAGTTGAACCTCGCCTGATTTCTCTGACAACTAGGGCGCTTTTACACCCGATATCCCGAAAGTGCCCCCTCGGGAATACGTCTGACCCCTCCCAGAAGAGCCTGAGAGGGCCCTAGAAGGCCTTCCAGCCCCCACCCCCAAGGGTATACTCCGGGGTACCCCTTTGGAAGCCCTTGTAGAGCGTCCTAGAGCCTCGGCCGTTCTCTCGCAGATCACAGGGCCGGACCGTCTTCGTACAGTTGATTGCTAATCACGATGGCGTGGGCCTTGGCCTGCTGGTACTTCCGCTGCGCAAAATCGATCAGCGTCGCTACCGTTCTTTCGGTAGCACTTCATTGAGGGAGGGCGGCTGGCTGGTTGGCTTGCGGTGGTTTGTGCTTCAGCCACTTGTCGACCATGTCCGCGTGCTGCATGAGGCCGCGCCGGTTCAATGCTTCGGCGAGGTCGAGTTGCGTGAGGTGCCACGCGATCGCCGGCACACCCAGCTCCGGTATGGCCTCGGTGAGGCCCCACGCGTACACTTCGCGGCTGACGAGCTCCGTTGTGGGGGCGGGCAGGGGGAACCCGCGCGACGGCGCGTAGTCCCGACCCGTGATCGGCGCTCCCAAGCTGGACACGGCGCGTTTGACGGTGTGCGCGCGCCAACCCCGCCTCAATTCTGCGGCGATGCTGTTGGCGACCGCCCGCGCCCAGGTTTCGGGTAGGGGGTCGGGCGGGGCCTCAGTGCGAATGGCGGGGGGCCACGACGGATGCAAGACGCGCTCAGTCACATGACTCTCCCGATG